ATGCAGGTCTCCCTGCATCACCGTTGATTACCGATATCAGCCTTGAAAAGGCGCTGAACAAAGTAAAGCATCGCCATCCCGCCGCGATGAATTTCCGTATTGATGCAGATAGGCATGTGTTTGTCTTCTGTGCGCTCAGCACGAGCGGCTCTATCGAAAGTATCGTCGAATTGGATGTTCTATCCTTCTGCGAAAAATGTCGGGACGCGGCGAAGGCCATTTGAAAAGCCTTGGAATGCAGCTCACTGCTCGTGATCACACAACGGTGTCCCATACACCGTCCCACGGCCCTCGACCTTTTGGGTGGTGATCAGCAGGCCCAGCTTCTTCTTGAGCACACCCGCGATGGAGCCTCGGACTGTATGAGATTGCCACTGGGTTGCCTCGACGATTTCGGCGATGGTGGCTCCATCGGAACGCTGTAGCATAGCGATGACCTGCGCCTGCTTAGTTCCGGCGCGCTGGCTCGGCGGCTTGGGGGCGGCAGCCTTTGCGGCATGATCGCGGATCGCAGCAACCGTCTTCACCACCACCGGCTCAATCCCGATGGCCAGCAACCCCGCCTCGGTGACCACCAGCGTGGTGCCATGCCCATCGCCGGTTTCGCGCCAGAGCGGTTCATTGCGACGCAAGTTGGCGTCGACCTCCTGCAACCAGCCGTGCTCGATCATCTTGGTGACGGCCATCTTGGCCGCCGCCCCGGCCAGCCCCTTGGGCAACGGCAGCGCAATGTTCTCGGGGCGCTGGGCCCCGGCGCTGAGGATGATGGTCTGGGTATCTGTCAGTTTGTGCATGGCGTTCCTCTATTGGTCGTGCATGGCAAGGAAGGCGGCGATGCGCGCCATAAGGTCGTTGTGGCCATCGGCATCCGTAGCGATAATCACATCGCCATCGTCATCGCGGTCCAGATCGGCGATCTCGCGCAGCAGGGCGATGGCGTGGTCGCAGGCGGCGAGGCGTTCGGCCTCCCGTATTGCAGTGATGGCCTCCTGCTCGATCTGGTGGCGCTGGGCGGGATCAAGCGGCATGTTCGCCCTCCTTGAAGGCTGCGTCGGTGATCTGGCGCAGGAGGCTGGCGTAGTGATTCAGGGTGCCGACTTGGCCCCAGTTTATCTCGTCGGGGCTGGTCTCGAAGTGGTCGTCGCTCAGGGCCTTCAGGCGCTCCAGCATGGCGTCGATCTGGAACTTGGTGGTCATGAAGGCGTCGAGGGCTTTGGTGTTGTCGGTCGCTCGGCGGGTGGTCATGGCGTGGTCGTCCTTCGGTGAGTTGCATCGTTCTGGTGCCATCAGAATCGCTCTTGTCCGAAGTGTAATCAACTGAATAGCAAGCAATTTCATTGCTTTAGGCTTGGCGGAAAACAGCATGGAAGGCATGTCCGAACGGGAGTATTCCGCCCATTCCGGCCTCTAGCGCGGGGCCATCCAGAAGGCGCGCAAAGCCAGTCGGCTGGTGGTCTACAGCGACGGGTCGATCAACGCGGCCGCGTCCGATGTGCGCCGTGCTGACATGACCGACCCTGACCAGCAGCGCCGCAGTACTGGTGGCGACAGCGGGTTCAGCGGCCCGGCTGACAGCTCGTCCTATCTGAAGGCCCGCACTGCGCTGACGGTCTACCAGGCGCAGGACAAGCAGCTGGGCATCCAGAAGAAGAAGGGCACGCTAGTCGACCGGGCCCGGGCGGAAGCGCTGGTGTTCCGGTTGGCTCGACAGGAACGCGATACTTGGGTCACTTGGCCCAACAGAGTGGCAGCGCTGATGGCGGCGGAAGTGGCCTTGGGAGTGGAGAAACAAACCGGAACGCCGGTGATCATCGAGGCCGCGATCCTGCAGAGGGTGTTGGAAGCCCATGTCAGACAGCACCTCGACGCCCTCGCCGATCTCAGGGTCTCGCTTGGATGAAGGGGAAGAACTCGACCTGAGCACCGATCTCGACCTCGAATTTGACGGGGCCGAAGACATCCTGCGCTCGTGGCGCAAGGGGATGCGGCCCGACCCGGATCTGACGGTGTCGGAATGGGCAGATGAACACCGCTGGCTGTCCTCGCGTGGTGCGGCCGAACCGGGGCGCTATCGCACTGCCCGCGCGCCCTACCTGCGCGAGATCATGGACGCGCTGTCGCCCCGCAACCTGGCGCAACGCGTCACCTTCATGAAGGCGGCACAGGTCGGGGCCACAGAGGCTGGCAACAACTGGATTGGCTTTGTCATCCATCACGCGCCGGGGCCGATGCTGGCGGTATTGCCATCTCTGGAGCTGGCGAAGCGCACATCGCGCGGGCGGCTGGATCCCCTGATTTCTGACTCCCCTGCACTGCGCGAACGGGTCAACCCCGCCCGGTCACGCGACGCGGGCAATTCGATGCTGTCGAAGGAATTCCCCGGCGGCATCCTGGTGCTGACCGGTGCCAACAGCGCCACCGGCTTACGGTCTATGCCTGCGCGGTACATCTTTCTCGACGAGGTCGATGCTTATCCGGCCTCGGCCGACGAGGAGGGCGACCCGGTCACGCTGGCTGAGGCCCGGACCACCACCTTTTCGCACCGGCGCAAGGTGCTCATGGTCTCGACCCCGACGATCCGGGGTTTGTCGCGCATTGAACGGGAGTTTGATGCCAGCGATCAGCGCCGGTATTTCGTGCCCTGCCCCCACTGTGGCCACATGCAATGGCTGCAGTTTGAACGCCTGCGCTGGGACAAAGGTCGGCCTGACACCGCCGCCTATCATTGCGAGGGCTGCGAAAAACCCATCGCCGAGCATCACAAGACGCTGATGCTGGAGCAAGGCGAATGGCGGGCAACGGCAGTATCGACCGATCCGCATTCGATCGGCTTCCACATCTCGGCCCTGTACTCGCCCCTTGGCTGGAAAAGCTGGCAGCAGGTCGCGCGCGAATGGCTCGCAGCCCAAGGCTCGGAAGAGATGCTGCGCGTCGCGCGCAACACCCTGCTGGGGGAGACATGGGTTGAAAGTGGCGATGCGCCGGAATGGCAGCGGCTGGCGGAACGCCGCGAAAGTTACGCTGGCGTGCAGATCCCCGTCGGCGGGTTGTTCCTGACAGCTGGCGTCGATGTGCAAAAGGACCGGATCGAGGTCGATGTCTGGGCCTGGGGTCGGGGCCTGGAGTCCTGGCTGGTCGATCACATCGTTATTGCTGGCGGCCCAGACGATCCGGCCTGCTGGGACAAGCTGACGGCATTGCTCGGCCGCAAATGGACCTGCGCCAATGGTGCAGTAATGGTGATCGGCAAACTCGCCATCGACACGGGCTATGAAGCTCCGGCGGTTTACGCTTGGGCGCGAAAGCAAGGGTTCGACCAGGTCGCGCCGATCAAGGGCCTCGAAGGCTTCAACCGTGCAACACCGGTGTCGGGCCCGACTTTTGTCGACGCCACCATCGGCGGCAAACGTCTGCGCCGGGGCGCACGGCTTTGGTCCGTGGCCACAGCGACCTTCAAGACCGAAACCTACCGCTTCCTGCGGCTGGAGCGGCCAGCGGACGAGGGTGTGGCGGAACCGTCGCGCCAGTGGCGCGGCGTAAGTCCGCCGAACGCGCTGGTCGTTCATTTTCCACCCGGCACCGTGCACTTGCCGGACTGGATCGACACCGAATGGCTCAAGCAGCTGGTGGCCGAACAGCTGGTCACCGTGCGCAACAAGCGCGGCTATGCCCACCCCGAATGGCAGAAAATGCGCGAACGCAATGAGGCGCTGGACGCCCGCGTTTATGCCCGGGCGGCGGCCTGGATCATGGGCGCGGATCGCTGGGATGAGGCGACCTGGCGACGGCTGGAAGCACAGGCCGGAGTGGAAACCCGACCGCCAGTCGCCCCGGCAGCAGTCGGATTGGATGCCTCAGAACCGACAGCACCCGCCCCGCCCAAGGCCGGAACACCGACAACGCCCCGGCGCAAACGCCGGGCTTACACACCGAACTTCATGAGGGACTGAGATGGATCTGGAACGGATGCGCGCGCTTTTGGCCGCGCTGCAGGAGGCCCGTTATGCGGGCGTCCGCTCGGTCAGCTATGACGGCAAATCGATCAACTATGGCTCGGACGCGGAACTGGCAAACGCCATCAGCGATCTGGAAACCCGGATTGCGACCGCCACGACCGGTACGCCGCGCCGTCGGCGCTGGGGCACGGTCGCCTCGAAGGGTCTGTGATCCATGGCGTTCGAGGCTTTCCGTCAGCGGCTGGGGTCGATCATTGGCGGCTTCGATGCCGCACAGGCCCACCGTCGCCTGCGTGGGTTCCGTGCCAGCCGCGCCCATGTGAACACACTGATCGCTGCCTCGGGAGACACCATCACCGCCCGGGCGCGCTGGCTGGTCCGGAACAATGGCTATGCGGCAAACGCGGTGGAGAGTTTCGCCAGCAACGTGGTCGGGGATGGGATAAAGCCGTCGTCCACGATCATGGATGCTGCCAAAAAAGAAGAACTGCAGGCGCTGTGGCTCGCCTGGACCGACGATGCCGATGCCGAAGGGTTGACGGATTTCTATGGGCTTCAGCGCAGGGCGGCGCGCGAGGTGTTTCTGTCTGGCGAGGTCTTCATCCGGATCCGTCCCCGCCGGGCCGAAGACGGTCTGACCGTGCCGCTCCAGCTGCAGATGCTGCCGGCCGAAATGCTGCCGCTCGACATGAACCGGACACTGCCAGGCGCTGGGCTGATCCGGCAGGGCATCGAGTTTGACGGCATCGGTCGCCGCGTTGCCTATCACTTCCTGCGCCGCCACCCCGGTGACCTGACCGATCCAGGTCTGGTTGGGGAAACCGTCCGCGTCCCAGCTGGCGATGTGATCCATGTGCTGGACCCGGTCGAGGCGGGGCAATTGCGCGGCGTATCGCGGTTCGCGGCCGCCATCGTCAAACTGTTCACGCTGGACCTCTATGACGACGCCGAACTGGAGCGGAAGAAGATCGCGGCGATGTTCGCGATGTTCATAACCTCGCCCGCCCCCGAAACCCCGCTGGAACCGACCGAGGAGGATCTGGAGGTTGAACCCGGCCAGGTGGTGCGTCTCGATCCCGGCGAAGATGTCTCAACCCCGGCGACACCTGACTCGGGTGGCACCTATGAGCCATTCCAGTATCGCACATTGCTGCAAATCGCCGCCGCGCTGGGCGTACCCTACGGCTATCTAACAGGCGATACGGCGAAGGGCAACTTCTCCAACACGCGGATATCCCTGATCGAATTCCGCCGTCGCATCTCGGCCTGGCAACATGGCGTGCTGGTCTATCAGCTCTGCCGCGCCGTCTGGGTGCGCTGGATGGACACCGCCGTGTTGTCGGGTGCGCTGGACCTGCCCGGCTATGACAGTCAGCGGCGCCAATATCAGGCCTGCGCCTGGCTCCCGACCAAGTGGGACTGGATTGATCCGATGAAGGACGCCTCGGCCGAGATCCTGCAGATCGAGGCGGGCCTGAAATCCCGCACCCAAGCCTTGGCGGAACGCGGCTACGACGCCGAACAGGTGGATCGAGAAATCGCCGCCGAGCGGAAACGCGAACGGGATATGGGCCTCGACTTCCGGCGTCCGGGATCCCCGGCGCAAGGGCCGGGCGCGATTACCGGAAATGATGATGACAGCGACG